CAAGGTATTCTCGACAAGTGGAACGAGGAAGACATTGACAAACTTGGAAAGTATATAGACCACTCCAGAGACGACAAGTTTACATTTGCAGGGCTTCAACAATTAATTGACAAGTACCTTGTTAAGAACAGAAGCTCTGGGGCTATCTACGAAACCCCACAATCTGCATACATGTGCATTGCAATGTGTTTATTTGATACCCTAGACGAGGTTAAGAAGACCTATGACTGCTATTCTACATTCAAAATTAATCTTCCTACTCCTATTATGGCTGGTGTTAGGACTAACATACGTCAGTTCGCGAGTTGCGTTCTGGTTGATGTTGACGACAATCTTGATGGTATATTTTCGAGTATTCATGCTGTGGGGAAGTATACGGCGAGAAGGGCGGGAATCGGACTCAACATCGGAAGAATGAGACCCATTAATTCTCCGATCCGAGGAGGAGAGGTCATTCACACCGGAGTCATTCCCTACCTTAAGAACTTTGAGTCTGCCGTAAAATCTACCTCCCAGAACGGGCTACGTGGAGGCAGTGCAACGGTCCACATCCCATTTTGGCACTATGAAATTGAGGATGTCATGGTTCTCAAAAACAATGCTGGGACAGATGACAACCGTGTTCGCAAGCTGGACTACTCTGTACAATTCTGCAAGCTATTCTATGACCGATTAATCGCCAATGAAGATATAACTCTTTTTAGCCCCCACGAGGCGGTAGGCTTGTACGAGTCGTTCGGTGACAACGCGGGGTTTGAAGAACTCTATCTAAAATACGAGAGAGCCACATCTCTGAAGTTTAAGAGGAAGATCCCCGCACGAAAATTAGCAGAGATTTTCTCTCGTGAACGTCTGGAAACGGGACGTATTTATAGCATGAACATTGATAACGCAAATGAGCATGGGTCTTGGGCTATACCGGTCTACATGAGCAACCTGTGTCAAGAAATTATCCACCCAACAAAGCCGATTCAATCTATTGACGACGCAGAGGGGGAAATAGGTATCTGTATTTTGTCTGCACTTAACTTGCTTGAGATGGGCAATGAGAAGGATGTAGAAGATTCCTGTAGAATAGCCGTAAACACACTAGAAGAAATCATTGATTACCAAGACTATCCAGTCCTAGCTGGGGAAAACTTTACCAAGAATAGGCGTTCTCTCGGAATAGGTGTGACAAACCTAGCTGGCTTTTTAGCCAAGAATAAATTTAACTATGGGGACGAGGAGGCATTAGAACTAATCCACGAGACGATGGAACAAATCCAGTGGAACTTAATTAATGCTAGTTGCGAACTAGCGGAAGAAAGGGGTGCCTGCGAGAAGTTTGCAGATACAAAATATTCACAAGGACTACTTCCAATAGACTGGTACAAAAAATCAGTTGATGATTTAATTAAACCGACATACAACATGGATTGGGAGGGGCTTAGGAAACGAATTAAAAAGCATGGACTTCGCCATTCCACTCTTTCGGCCATTATGCCCTGTGAGTCATCTAGCGTCATACAGAATAGCACAAATGGCATTGAACCCGTAAGAAGCCTGCTTACCCACAAGAAAGCTAAAAATGGCATATTAAAGCAATTAGTACCAAATTACCACTTGCGTAAAAAATATTACACTTTGGCTTGGGGCATTGATGACAATAGAGCTATTATGAATATAGCTGCGGTTATTCAGAAGTTCGTAGACATGGGCATGAGCACCAATCTCTACTATAACTATGCCCACTATGAAGATGGAAACATTCCACTCAGCGTTTTAATAAAGGATCAGATATATGGATATAAGTACGGCCTCAAAAACTTCTATTATGCCAACACGCCGGACGGAGATGGCGACACTGAAAAAGGCATGAACTGCGAATCCGGAGCATGCTCTATATGAAAACCATATTTAATACGAAGAATGTAGACCCAATGAGTCAGCCACTTTTTCTAGGAAAAGACTTGGGTGTACAACGCTACGATGTTCTCAAGTATCCAATATTCAAGGATCTTGACAGTAAGCAAATGATGAACTTCTGGAGGCCAGAAGAAATCGAGTTGAAGAAAGATCGTGGCGACTTTAAAGAGATGTCGGACAACGAAAAGTTCATCTTCACTTCCAACCTGAAATATCAGACTATGCTCGATAGTGTAATCTGTCGTGGTGTACCCAAACTACTAGAGTTTGTCACGAATACCGAGCTAGAAGCTTGTCTCATGACTTGGCAGTTCTTTGAAAAGATCCACAGCCAATCCTACTCATACATTATTCAGAATGTTTATGCCGATAGCTCAGAGGTGTTTGAGGGTATATATGAAGATAAAGAAATAATGAGACGTGCGAATCGTGCCGTCGAGGATTATAATAACTTGATGGGTATGGCATGCGATAGAAATAAGCCGACAGACCTGAAAAAACAGATTTACATGACCATTATGAGTATTAACATCCTAGAGGCTGTTAGGTTCTATGTTAGCTTTGTTTGCAGCTTTGCGTTTGCTGAAAACAAAAAGATGGTCGGCAACGCCGACATCATAAAATTAATCAAGAGAGACGAGGCACTGCACCTAACAAACACTAAAGAGATATTAAAAATATTGCAATCAGAAGAGTCTGAGGGGTTTACCAAGATTGCCAAACAGTGCGAAGAGGACGCGATCAGGATGTTTGAAAGTGCTGCCGAAGAAGAAAAGGAGTGGGCTTCCCATCTGTTCAAAGACGGTTCAATAATGGGTCTGAACGAGACAGTCCTACATCAGTACGTCGATTGGCTTTGTATGAGCAGAAGGAAAATGATTGGTTTGCCATATGACAACGTTGGCAAAAACCCAATCGCTGGATGGACTCAGGCTTGGATGCACAGTGAAAGTGTTCAGGTAGCACCACAAGAACACGAAATTACAAGTTACAAGATTGGTGCCAGTAAAAATGATTTAGATGACATGGATTTGGGAGACATGAAACTATGAGTGGCCTTAGCGACCAAGAGGTTAGAATGAAAATGCTTTCCGACCTAGAACCCGACAAAGACAACAAAGACAGCCACGTCCGTCACTATATTGGCGATGACTGGAATCCCCCAGAATATTATGGCTACTACGCTACCAGCTACCCAGAAGGGATGACACTGGAAGAAACTCACGACCTACAAACACTTATCAAAAAAGTGATCTCTTGGCACCACGATAGAAACCTGATAAAGGGCAGCTCTGATAAAGATCAGACACTAAAGTTACTGCAAGAGCTTGGAGAGCTTTCAGATAGCGTCTGTAAAGGTAAAGATATTAAGGATGATATTGGAGACATGCTGGTGGTGATGCTGAATATTACATCTAGAAATAACGTATCACTTGAGGAATGTCTTGCCAAGGCTTGGGAGGACATAAAAGATAGAAAAGGGAGGATGATTGACGGAATTTTTGTCAAAGAAACCGATCTGTAATCCAGCCCATAAGGTAATATAAATGTCGAGAACGAGACGAAATAGAAAAACAGACGACAAGCCTAGGGTACAATGTGTAGAAGCCAAGACAGACAATCAAAAAGAGTATATTCGAGCCATCATAGAAAACCACGTAGTTTTTTGTACTGGCCCATCGGGTTCGGGAAAATCTTTTGTCGCCGCAGGTATAGCAGCTGAACATCTCCATCGAGGTACGGTGGAACAGATCATTGTTACACGTCCCCTAGTTTGCACCGGAAAGGAAATAGGATCTCTTCCGGGTGAGCTTGAGGAAAAAATCGCACCATACCTCCTACCGATGAAAGAAAATCTCCAATTTTTCCTTGGAAGATCGTATTACGGCCACTATGATAATGATGGACGGATACATTACAAGCCACTGGAGGTCATGAGGGGGGCAACATTTCACAACTCATACATGATTTTAGATGAAGCTCAAAACTGCACAGTGGAACAGATAAAAATGTTTATCACACGAATGGGTAAAAATAGCAAGGTGTTAATAAATGGAGACACCAACCAAGACGACCTAAAGGGACGTAGCGGCTTGAGGTTCTGCGTAGATAAGCTAAAGGGGGTTACTGGTGTAGGAGTTTGCGAACTAACATACGAGGACATACAACGAAATGATATAATAGGTAGAGTATTGACCGCATTGGAGAATTAAAATGCCGCTATACGATTATGAATGTAAGAACTGCTCTCACCAACTAATAGATGTGAAGCAGTCTTTCAAGGACAAGCCCCTCTCCCTTTGTCCGGAGTGTAACGAGTCTACGCTGTGCAGGATTGTGACTGGGGGTATCCATGGATTTGTAAGGGGGTCTAATACCATTGGGGGAATTGCTGACAAAAATGCTAACATAAACAAACACAAAATATCAGAAGAACAACACGGTAAAAACGAAACCAAACCAAAGACAGAAAAATCGTGGTATCATCAGTACGGGAACGCAACATCGAAGGAGATAAATTCTATGACTAACAAACAGAAGGCTAAATATATAATGGAGGGTAAGAAATGAGATATGTTGAAGAAGGCTATATAGAAAAACACAATAGCCAAATCACACTTTTTGATAGAGCCGGTAATTCAATAGAGGATGAAAAACAATACGTTATCTCCTACTATGCCAAGACTATTAGAACCGATATGGGAGAGGAAACTTACTTTGCCAGAATACATCAAAGCACCCTGTTTGACCCCAATGGCCCCTATGGTAAGAGGGAAAGGTTTGTGGATACCAAAATTAAAAGAATTTCCAAATCTACTTTCGACTTCTATATAACATACCTTAAAACCAACAATTCAATATACTTAACTAAAGCTCAAAGAGGATTTTTAAATGACTAAAAAAGGACCATTAAGCAAGGCAGAGAAATTTTACATAACACACCACTCTGAAAACGACATGGGTGGTCTATGTAAGGACTTAGATAGGGCGAAGTCTAGCGTTAAGAAGTTCTTAGACACCCTTCCAAAACAAGATAAAAAGGAAGGTTTGCTCTACCAGCAGTTTGGCAGGAATGATAAAGGGTCTACCGTTATGACCCAAGCCGCATCAGAGATGGCCGACGCGAAGAGGTCGGAATTTAACGTAAAGGCGAGGCCGTCGTGTGTAACGACAATCAAAGGTGATTAAACATGGACGAATCTAAATGGAGAGATTTTTACTCAAAAGCTAGCAAGCGGGACGTTTGGGTAAAGGTCATGACCGGCGACCAAAAACATTTTTTCTTCATGGAAAAAGAACTCGCAGGGTGGGTAGACGACGTGAAGACCCATTGTTATGACAACAGCACGTTCGTTAAAGAGGTACACCTCCAGTTTAGATCTCACAAGTGTGTAATGGACCTTAAGGACTCCTTAGGTGTTTACCTAGTGCGTTCTGCTATGGGCGAGATGGGAGGAGACACCACAAACTTCATTACATTTGGCGTTCTAGAAAGGGACGGATTGGTTCATAAGCAAATGTGGATGGTTCCCGAGCTTTTGAAGGACAAGGAATACTCAGATCCTATGACAGACTGTTTTGAGGAGGCTATTATCTACAATGAAAAAAAGAAAGCGGACACAGAAGAGTAGGTATAAACACGAGAGCACTGGAGATCACTGCACCTGTGCAGCCTACGTCGCAGAGATAATGTGCAAAAGAAATGCCGAAAGGAAAAACCAAGGCTCCCTTCCGTATAAATTTTGGAACCAGAAACCATGGGACTGGACCTTTAAGAAACAGATGTTTGCCGCCAATAAAATCCTGAAAGACCACAGGATAACTGAACAAGCACTTGTAAAAGCTATACACTCCGATGACTTTAAAAGCATTTTTTCTCTTAATCACCCGAATGCCCTTGGTATTATATGCAAGTGTCAGCTATTATTAAGTGAGCAGACCGAGCAACACCAAGAGATAGATGTAAAGAAAAATGCATCACATCAGAAAAAGAGGTATGGCAAAAGAAACATGTTGAATACTTTAAGGAACCTTGAGGATGATCAAGAAAGCGAAGAAGGTTGAAGTTAGTGACGACCCAGTAACTAACATGATAAATAAAAAATACGGAGAAATAGTTCAGTCTGGAACATCCGTTTTAGAGTCTCTAGAAAACTACAAAACTATCGGTATCTCTCCGGCGTTAGACATAGCACTGGGGGGAGGTCTCAGAGAGGGTAGCTGTGTAGTTATGACCGGAGACCCAAAAACCGGAAAAACCACTACTGCTCTATACTTTGCGGCGAAGGCACAAAAACAAGGCAAGAAAGTGGTATACCTAAACACCGAGGGTAGACTCACAAAAGAAAACTTCAGAGGGATCAAGGATCTAGATATCGGTGCCATCGAGATTATACAGGCTACCGATAGAGAACCATTGATCTCTGCCGAAAAATACTTGAATGCCCTTGAGGCGTATATTAAGAACACGCCAGACCTAGTCGCCATAGTAGATTCTACATCCAGCATGGTGCCCCAAGACGAGCTTGACGGAGAGATTAGAACCGGAGTTCGTAACGCCCTACCTCGTCTATTATCTATGTTCTTCAAGCGTATAAGCGGCGATGTTTCTAGGATGAAATCAATCTGTATCTTCATCACCCATAATATTGCAAATACCGGAGGTAGTCGTTGGGCACCGTCTAAGATGTCAGACTGCGGGAATATGCTCCAGTATCAAGCCGGAACCAATATGGTTATTACCCACAGAGGCAAATGGGAAGTACCTAAAGATTCTGGGCAACACGTTGGTCAAGTTGCCAATTGGCTAATAAAAACCTCTGCCGCCGGTGGAACACCACTAAAAACAACCGAGAGCTGGATAAGATATGGCATTGGAATTGATGAATGTCAAGAAATTTCACAGATCGCCAGCGAGTTCGCGATGATCGAACGTAGCGGTGCTTGGTATACCCTCGCCTCAGCAATCGAGAATAGAGAAGATCCCGTCATCAAAAGCTGGCTGATAGAAAACGAGGTGGACCCAGAAGACAAGGAGGCTGTTACAAAAGCTTTTAAGTTTCAGGGTATGGAAAAGGTAACAAACTTCTTGGAAACCAATGAAACCATAACCCAGTTTCTGTACGATCAAATTAGAGAAGTCTTACTATGAAGGTGACGGGCCTAAATGGTAGGGAATATAATCTTGATCTCAAGAAATACTCCAACCCCAGACAGAGCTGTTCATTTTATCATAAGGTTGCCAGAGGTCTGTTACAAGAAGTCTTTCGTGGATACAATATCTATGAGGAAGTTAAGCTACCGGGGTCTGTTAAACCCTCAAAAAAATCAGTTTTATACCTTGACTTCTACATTCCAAATGCTATAATGGCGGTTGAGGTACATGGTCAGCAGCACTTTAATTTTATACCCTACTTCCATAAGAGTAGAACCGGATTTGCTATGGCTCAAAAGAGGGATATGGATAAGAGGGAATGGTGCCGCATAAACGAAATTGAGTTAATTGAACTAAGGTGGGACGACTCACCGGAATACTGGAGAGAAAAAATTGAACGCAGCGGACAGACTTAAACATTTTTTGGACGGAATCGAGTCCTACATTGCGGCAAAAAACGTGGCACCCACGGTATTTAATACGGATTTTGCCGTTGGGGAAACGTTGTCGTTAGAGGGCATGGAAAAACTAAACCAAGACGATTGCTTTAATTATGCCTATCAGCTTTACCAGTTTGCAGACCATGTATCGAAAGAACGAGCACACTGTGAAAACGTTATTCGCTGGTGTGATAACACGTTGCAGGGTATTCTATCCGACGAGATTAACAATGGGGTGTGGGATCAGTACGCCAAGTACGACACAAAGGTCGCAACGATATTAAGAAATGACGACCTAGCTAACAAGATCAACGAATGGAAAATGACCGCTGAGGGACGCCTAGAAAACATTAAAGGGAGAGAATACAACGTACGACGGAAGGCAGATATCTTAATTGAAAAGGGTAAAAGGAAATGAGCGACGACTTAGTAAAGGCTCTTTTAGAGTCTCTTTCAGAAGAACAAAAAGAAAAACTTATTAAAGAGGTTTTAAACAACAACGTTAAACTGGGGAAGGCACCCCCGACCAACGAAGACGAGACTTCCCAAGAGTCTATGACAAAGGTAAACCAAGATTTTACTGTTATTAGAAATAATGAATTAAGTAGAGGGAAAACCCCCGTGAAAGCGAGAAGAAATAAGTGGGTAGATGAGGGCGAAGATCGAGATCCGGATTTTGATCCGGAGAAGTTTGAACGTATGGGTAAGGCAGCTCGAAATCGAGGGCAGACAAAAAAAAGACATGTTGAATGTCATATTTGTGGAAGAGGGTTCCACATGAACGAAAGTTTGATCTACGGCGAATATATTAGATGCAATCGTTGCACCGGAAGGTAAAATGGATTCAAAATTGTCCGATCTCGGCTCAGAGAGAGCGGTTCTAGCTGGACTGTTCTCTTATGGAGTTGAGTCTTATGTTGAAATATCCGACTTCTTAACACATAGTAGTTTTGCTCACAGAAATAATCAGGTACTTTTTAAGTGCATTGAGAAGATTCTCCAATCAGATGCACATGTGGATATACCATCCATACTCTCCGCAGCAAAACAACTAAACCTCTCAGAGTGTATACATACCAAGCAAGAGCTTGAGTATATTAACTCGTTGATGGAGTTTCCTGTTAAAAAAGAAAACGTCGTCCACTTCGCCGCCCAAATCAAAAAATTTGAATTGGCAAGACAGGTGAAGAAGATAGCCCACAAAATCTCCCAAGATATTGAGGACATTAAGGGTGACGAGTCAATAGATGAAATTGTCAATCTTATCGAACACCCGATAACAGAGTTTCTGAGAAATGACGACATAGGACAGAAACCTGAAAAACTAGGCGACGATATAGATGAGTATCTAGAATTCTTAATAGAGAACAAATGCGATCAAATAGGATTATCAAGTGGGTTCCCAAGACTCGATGCGGTAATCGGCGGGGGTCTTCGCAGGAAGTGCGTGGACCTTGTTTCGGCTCGTCCCGGCGTTGGTAAGTCTGTTTTTGCGGACAATGTGGCTTTATACAATACACGTAAGGGTATCCCAGTTCTTATGCTCGATACAGAAATGAGCAAAGAGGATCACCTTAATAGAATCTTATCAAATATTAGCGGTGTTCCCATCGAAGAAGTTGCAACTGGCCGCTTCTCAGAAGATGACGAAAAACTAATTAAAGTAAAAAAGGCTATGGAAGAAATTAGGGAGATGCCATACACCTATGTAAGTGTCGCCGGTGCTCCTTTTGAAACCATAATAAACACAATCAAGCGTTGGCTGATGCAAGACGTGGGGCAGGATGAATACGGGAGAACCAACGACTGCTTGGTCGTATATGACTACCTCAAACTCATGTCCTCTAGCTCTATATCGCACAACATTCAGGAATACCAAGCATTAGGCTTTCAAATTACAAATCTGCACAACTTGGCCGTTAAGCATGACTTCCCATGCCTATCCTTTGTTCAATTGAACAGAGACGGCATAACAAAGGAATCTACAGACGCTGTGAGCGGTTCTGACAGACTTATCTGGCTTTGCACGTCATTCTCCATATTTAAATTAAAATCCGCAGAGGAGCTTGCTGAGGACGGCCCAAGTGCCGGTAATCGCAAACTAGTCACGCTCAAGGCGAGGCACGGAGCGGGTCTGCTTGATGGCAACTACATAAATATGAACATGATAGGATCTCATTCCCAGTTGTTGGAGTTGAGAACCAGAGACGAGGTTCGTTCGTCGCCTGAAGACGACATAATTGAGGGTGCAGACTTACCATTTGAGGAAGATAAAAATGAAGATTGATCCTGATATCAAGCTGGACTTTGACGATGTCTTACTCGTACCACAAAGGTCGTATGCTGCGAGCAGAAAAGACGTTAACCTGAAACGTAACTTTAAATTTTACTGGTCATCCAAAGAGTGGAACGGCGTCCCATTGATGGCGTCCAATATGGATACAACCGGAACCTTTAACATGGGCGTTTCTCTCAATAGCCACGAGGCCATAACGTGTCTGCATAAACACTATAGTGACATTGCGGTCGGGTCATATTACAGGCATTACAACATAGAATCCAATGTCTGGGTCAGTGTTGGAATGGATATTGAGACAGAGTTAGAGAGACTATTTCACATTGAAGATAGCATGTCCGCATCTCCAAATATCTGTATTGATATAGCCAACGGGTATACCGAGAAGTTTGTTGATTTATGTGCCGAAATCAGAACTGAATTTCCCAGCTCGATTATAATGGCTGGCAACGTAGCCACGCCGGAGATGGTCTCCGAGTTGATTTTACACGGAGAGGTGGATATTGTGAAAATCGGTATCGGCCCAGGGTCTGCCTGCACAACAAGACTCAAGGCTGGCGTTGGATATCCACAACTTTCAGCTATCTCAGAGTGTTCCCACGTTGCTCATGGCTTGCGGTCTGACAACGGGCGACTTGGTTTGATTTGTGCCGACGGTGGATGCCGCTACCCAGCAGATGTAGCCAAGGCATACGCCGCTGGTGCTGACTTCGTTATGCTAGGTGGTATGCTCGCGGGAACAGACGAATGTGAAGGTCAATGGAACAGATACTCCGACACCCACGAAAAAAAGTCACTTGTATTTTATGGCATGTCCTCTAAAAAAGCCCAAGAAAAACATGGAGGGGGACTTCCGAGCTACAGGGCAAGCGAGGGTAGGGTTCAAAGTATACCGTACAAAGGTAAGGCAAATGCTATAGTCAACGACATCCTAGGCGGCGTACGTAGTGCCTGTGCCTACACTGGGGCTACATCCCTCAAAGATTTTAGCAAGACCGCTCGGTTTGTTCGGGTGAATAGAGTACACCATGATCAGTCGGTGGAACAATTGTAATGTTAGCTATCTACGCAATAATTATCTGTACCCTATGCTACTTCGTTTGCAGCATAGACAATCTTAGACAAAGAGACTTGCCTCACGCATTAATATGGTTTGCGTACGCAACAGCCAACATAGGGTTTTTATGGTATGAATTCACCAAGAATAAAGAATAAGACTCTCGACCTCAATAAGGTAAGAGAAATAATTTTTGATGATATAGACCCACTTCTAGAAACTTTCGGATTGGAATATGAGCAGGTAGCGGATAATATATTTATGAGCTGTCCTATTCATGAGGGTAGCGATAACCCGCAGGCCGTTTCTATATCGTTGGCAAAAAACGCTTGGCGATGTTGGACTAGGGGTTGTCACGACGAATTTGGCACAGACATATTCTCATTTATTAGGGGGTTACTATACGCTAAGGGGGAGTCATACGAGTTCTCCGACGCACTGCGAAAAGTTTGCGAAGTCTATAACGTAAACAACGCTCAAGCACGAATTGAAAAGAAACAAAAACCTAGGGA